ATGCATTTAAATTAAACCCTAATCAAATCGGCCGCCAGGACCGCATTCCAATCAACACGCTTGATTTGCTTCAGCTGTTCAAGATTATTGAATCTTTCACCCGACAGAGACATCTGAAGGTCTTTAATCTCACGTGCTGTTTTAAGACCAATTCCCTTAATGTGATCCGCAAGCATTTGTGCGGTAGCGGAATTGACATTTAAACGGTGATCAGGGGGAAAATCCCGTGGGTCCTCTTTGGCTGCTTTATCTTTGACTTGAAGAGTTTTTACCTTTTTGGTAGCCTCTTCATCTGGGATAAGTTCAGAGTTGTAAGCGGTGTAAAGGCGACCGTCCTGATCTTCGACCATGAACCAATCGCCATTATCAAACTCACTAACAACTTTGACGCGAGCGCCAGTTTTTTTGTGCTGGTAAAGCATAAGGACCAGATGTTAATTCTGGTCCTAGTTTAGCTTATTCAGCTAACAGTGCGGCCAAGCAGGTAAGCTTCGATGTCTTCGTAGCCAGGGGCAATGTCAGGCTGGACGTAGCAGGTTTCCACAACCAGGTAACCAACACGACCGGCGGCGGCGTCACCGCTGGAGATGTAGAAACCACCGGAAGTTGTGGTGGAGTTTGCAGTTTCCTTAGCAAACACACGCAACGTGGTCGAGGCAGTAACCGGGTAGTTGACCACGGAACCAGAGACACCAGCGGCGCCACTAGCGGTCAGGAAGGCGTTGGTGCCATAACCGGCAGTGCCGCCAGCGAAGTAGATTTCGCCAGCTTGGAGGCCGGAAACACTGGAAGTCAGGTTGGCTTGAATCACGCCTTCACCAACGCCAGAAGCGGCGACAGGTGCACCACCGTTGCTACGACCGAACGAAATGACGTTACCGGTAGCGGCATACACACCAGAGGCAACACGACCGTCACCCCAACCAGAGGCAACCGAAATGGCGGTGCGGTACACGTAAGCAGGCAGTGTGCTGCTGCCAGAGATCACCATGCCCGTGATGTCGGGACGAGTGTCATCCTGACGATAGGGAGAAGGAACGATCACAGCAGCGGAGTTAACGCTACCAGCACCAGAGGTGGTTGTCACTGCGACATAGCCACGCTGCTGGAAATAACGGTAACCAGGCAGAGCAAGGACCGAGGTGGGGCCACCAAGGGAGCTGTCGAGAGCGCTACCGCCTTCGACAACAGAGTCAATGTTCTTGTACCAGCCGTTCAGGGGTTCTGCCCAGTTGCCTGGGAAGATTTTTTTAGCGGACAAATAGGTCATTTATTTTTCCTTTTGTTAGTTGTTTACGTTATTGATCAGATGTTACCGTCATCTTGCACGAAGCTGAACGCGGTGGTCACGAAGTCCTTGTTCAGGATTTCAAAACCGGCGTACAGTTGCCAAATAAGAATGATGAAACGGCTGAAATCGTCGTTATTGTTGATCAGAACTTGAGCGTTCGGACCACCGATACCAACGCCAATCGCTTGAGGACCGAAGAAGTAACCTTGAGCGGCTTCTTTCACGGCATAGGTGGAACCACCGTCAAAGGAAGTGCTGATGCTCTTGATCGGGAAGTTGGTGGATTCGAAGAACTTAACGCCTTCAAACTGCACACCAGTCGGCATAACAGGTTCGCCAGCCAGGAAGTAGGCTTGACCGGCCTGGGGGCCTTGGTAGAAGCTAGCGTTGTTAGGCAGCATGGGGTTGCCCATGTACATGCCTTGACCAGGATTACCAGCGTAACGAGCAATCTCACGGAAGTCAGGGTCACGACGCAGGTGCATCATGAACGTGGGATCGCAAATACAACGATACAGACCATCGGCATAGGTCGGAACGTTGCGCTTGCGCAGGTCCTTAACAACGGTCAGCAGGTCGGTACGCACCTGGAACTGCTGCAGGTCAGCGGTGTATTCAGTACCAGTGTAGGAGATACGCCCGGAAGAATCCTTAACCTTGTTACCAGCGAAGTAGTAACCGCCTTGAGTTGTGGAAGCAGCACCGTTGGCTTCAGCTTTGGCGAGTTCATCAATGAACACGCGGTCACGCCAGCGGCGATAGTCGTCAAGCAGCGTCAGGCTACCGATCGACTGGTGGAACATATTCAGGTTGCCGGTATCCAGCAGCATGCGCTGAGCGGTAACCAGTGTTTCGCGAGCAATCTTGAATGTGCTGGGCTGAGTCGGGTCGCCCGGATCCGCAGGACCGGTGTACTCCTTAAGCACCACCAGAACTTTCTCTTTGGTGATGTTACGGCTGTTAGCGGTACCAATCGTTTGGTCAGCAATACGCTCACGGCTGTCCTTAGTACCAGGGGTACCCCAGAACTTGTAGCGGTCTAACTGAACGGTTTGACCAGGCTGACGTGTGAAGTCGTGGACAACCACGGGCTCCACAGCCATCTCAGCGATGTACGCAGGGTGAGGACGATAAAGTTCCGCACCTAAAATCTTTGGAAAGTCGTTATCAATAAACACTTTGTTTTATCCTCCAGTGTCGCAGGAAGTGTGTTGTCAGGTGAAAGATTCAGACATGATTATGTCTTATCTAACACAAATTTTAGCAGCCCGTAATTTAATATTACATGTACCGCGTGGTTGCATACGGAGTTACACCGTATTTGGCACTTTGGGTGTTGCTAGAACCAGGAGATTCCGGATCAATAGCCATGCCTTGCTGAAAACCTGGCATGCCCATGGAACCAGGTACAGCGCCAAGAGCAACTCCACCAAGACCAGCGGCAAGTGCAGAAGCAGGTACTAAACCAGCAGCAGCAATTTTACCGAGTCCCCGTGGATCCGTTGCTCCCGTCAGAACGTTGGCCGTCATGTTGGCAGCACCTTGAACAGCTTTGGCACGAAATCCTTCTTGTCGATCAGCCGGGATTGATTTCCTAGCAGAAGAAAGAAGAGCGCCAATTCCCCTTGGCTCCTCACGTGTTCCAGTCAGATGAGTTTCTGCAGCTTCGCGAAGACCTGGGGCATACTTACCAGCGAGTCCACGTGCTGCAAGTAAACCAGCGGCGCCGCCAAGAGTGCCAGCAGCTCCAGCGAGAATTGCGGAACCGGGATCTTCCCCTTGAGAAAGGGCGTACCCACCCGTGGCTAAGCCAGCAGCAGCAGGTACACCGTATTTAAGGAGTGAACGCATGGCTTACTCCATTACAAACAGCTTGTTAGCAACAGTCTGAGGCTGAGCTTGGTTCAGGACGCGCCAGGCATTCTGAGGATCGCGATTCATCATCTCGCCAAAAGTGCCCCAGAAATTCTCAGGTGCTTGCGGAGCAGCAGCTGTCGGGGGAGCAGGGAAGTTGCCAGCTTGGAACTGACCAATCGACTGAGTTGGATAACCGCGTGTCTCAAGTTCCTGCTCGTTTTCGTACACAGGGTACGGACCTTCAGGACCAAAGAACTTAAGCGTGTAATCGCTCAGGACATCGGGATTGGTAAGGATCTCGTTGTAGGCAAGATTCTCTTGATGCTCGTTAATGGCGAAATCAGCGTAACCCTTGATGGTATCAGCGGCGCGGTTTCCCCACGCGACGGCGCTGTCCAGCATTTGCTCCAGGTTTAGAGCGTAGTTGTTCAGCACTGCCGGAGCTTCGATCCCGAACGCGTCCATCACGTACCGACTGTCCTGGCTCATTCCCAGGAGGTCCGCCATTTGGGTTGCCGCCTCCTGCAAGGATTGATTGGAGGAGGTTGGGGAATAGCTGGGCGAGTATGCCTGGTTGGGAGACCAAGTCTGCGGAGCCGATTGTTGCGTAGCTTGGCTGCTGTACTGTCCGTAATTGGCCGGGGTATACGCCGTCGTCGGCTGCGAGGGTTGACCCTGGAACGGGGATTGGACTGGTGCGCTCAGCAGATTCACCACCTTGTTGAACGCCGATTCCCAGGGATTCCCCGCCGAGTCCGCCGCCGGTTGGGATTGGGGGACGTACTGAGTAGGGCTGGATTGGTAGCTGGGGGCTGCCTGAGGTACCGCTTGGGGGTAACTGGTACCCACCTGATACGCCACCGGAGCCGGAGCCTGGTAGCTGGCCGGAGCTGCTTGCGGTGCTGCCACCACGTAGCTGCTCGGAGCGACGGCCACTGGTGCTTGGCTCGTCTGTGGGATCGATTGGACGGTAGCGTCCTGCATAACTCATCTCCTTTTGTAAAGCTTCTAGAGTGCGATATAGATAGGGTGTTAAATCTAATCGCGGGTCCGCAGCCATCGGTAAATCCGGTGATTGCGGATGGGGAGTTTGCATCATTCCCCCCACAAGGCGAGCAAATTGAGAGTATGCACTCTGCAATTCATTCACCATTCTGAACGGAAACCCAGATAACATCTCGGCCCGTTCCTCATCCGTCTTGGACGGGAAGAGGTATTTCAGTGCCTCAATGCTATCAACACCTAA